CCTCGCGGCAAGCATTCGACATGCCCCTGCGTAGTACTAAGCAGGAACGTAAGGATCTCCGGGTTCTCTCGGCGAACTTGCTAGCGAATGCGTCAGTCGTCACCATTATCGAAGATATGGCGAAGGCGTACTGACATGGGGACGCGCAATAATACTCAGGTCAATGACCAGTGCGACGCAAATATCGCGTCGGGCGCGTTTGACTCTTTTGGCCTTAGGGGCACCTTAATTGGTGCTTTGGCTTTTTATGAGAGTCTTGATACTCCGAGGTCCCTTGCGTGTGCGATTTTACTGCAGAACAGCGAGTTTTCACAGCTCGTAACTTTGCCGATCGCGCCCAGGGATTACTTGCACGCACATGAGTTTCGCAAGGATTATGCCGCGACGAAGTATCTGTCAAAGCTGCAGGGCTTGCGCCCTAAATCCCTACTGGAGCTCGCTGCGCTCAGCAGTTTCAAGTCTGCTGAAGACCGCTGCATGTCGACCAATCTAAGGCTCTACTCCGGCGACCCTTTACAGGGGGCTGAGGCATTGATCCATAATGTCCGTCTAAAAATCGACGGGATTCTGGGGCCTTTGGACTACGACGACGTTGCACGTCTGTGCGATTGGGGGCCGGGGGCGACTGCGACATTAAAAGCGCAGGACGTACGCCCGGAATCAAAATTACTTGAACCGCGTATTTCTGTTACACATGCACTACTCCCGTTAGCCGGAAGGCTGATTGGGACAGATCTCCATTGGACGCGAGCTAGGCTCGGGGACCACGTGGACGGTGCATGCACCCTCTTATTCGGCGAATTTGAGCCGATTGACTTCATGAGAGTTGTGACAGTCGACAAAGATAGTAAAACGGATCGTACGATTGGTGCCGAACCGACGTTTAACACTTACGTCCAAAAAGGTATCGGTCGGGTAATCCGTCGAAAACTTCGTCGTGTTGGTATCAACCTGGACGATCAATCAATCAACCAGGCTTGGGCGGAGCTCGCTTTGCCCTTGGATCTTGCTACCGTGGATCTATCCTCGGCGTCGGATCTGATATCGTATGCTCTGGTAGAGTTGTTGCTTCCGCCAGAGTGGTTTCGACTCATGGACGCTGCGCGAAGCGGTTACGCGTTGCTGCCTCCTTCAGCAAAAGTGTTGTACCCAAAGCTTTTGCGGGACAAGGACAAACCGATCCCACTTGAACTGAACAAGTTCAGCAGTATGGGTAACGGTTA